ATTATTACCATGTTTAATGATACTCATTATGATACTCCATATAGCTTAATAATTCCGTCATCAATGTTGCCTGATACAAATTTAAACGAAATTGCATTAACGGCTGATGTAGTATTGCCATATCCAGCAACATAAGTATCTACTGAATAGTCTGCTGAATAATAAGTATTTGATCTACTTATAAAATGTTTAACAAAAGTGGTAGAACTTGGATTAAAAATTTGTATTTCTCCAGATATAGTTTCATCATCTAAATTACCAACACTAATTCCTAAAGGCTGATAAGCAGTAGATTGTGCTAAATCACTGGTGGCTAAATATCTTAAATCTGTTCCTGTATCAGCTTCATCATGATAAGCATCAAAATAAGTTGTTGTTTTTGTAACATTGTAATTACTTCCGCCATCTGTGCTTAAGTTAAAGGTAAATTGTGTATTATTAGTAGCTGGGTGTATTGATATATATTTGAACACATAACTATCATACGTACTATCTATTCCTGATGTAAATTCTATTGATGCACTAGCACTTGCAGTTTGTGTGCTTAGTAATGTTAATGCACCTGTAGGAATACTTGCTGGTAATGTGCTTATCGCAGAAAGTGAGTTGTTGGAAATCTTGGTCAAAGACATAGGATTAAACTCCTATCAATGCTATTGTTTGATTCTCAAACAAAGAATTTCTTAATTGGAAAATCATTTTCATAAATCATACTCCAATTAATGCTTTGATTTCTTCTTCTGTTAAACCTAAATCAATTAGTTTTTGTTTAGCTGTTGCTTTTCTAGTTTCTTTATTTGTATCAACTTGTTGAAGTTCTGCAATCTTTGCATTAACTTCTGCTTCAGTTGGCATAGTTGCTGTGCTGTCATTTAAAATAATATTTTCATAAGACATTCTATTTTCATTAGGAATTAATGTTCCATCATCATTATATTTTTTCCAACCATACCATTGAGGTATATCTGTATTGAATGTCGCTAATGCTTTTTGTAAATAATCCATCTTATGTATCTCCAATTCTTATAAATGTAAAACTTGTTGCGTTGTATGTAGTTAAACCTTCTATTTCAACTCCTGATGCCGAATCAACAGATGAAAATCTTACTTTAACATTTGATGTATCTGTAACATCAACTAATGTTTGAGAAAAAACATGACCTCTAAATCCACTGCTACCAACATCTCTTGCTTTAGCTGTAGCATGAAGATTATATGTTGAGTTATTTGTTGTAACTTCTGTATTAACACCAGCATAATTAAAATTAGTTGTATAAACATTTGCTTGAACTAAAATTAACCAAATACCAGTTGAAGGAAAAGTAAAGATACCTGATGATTGTGTCATTCCTGTTCCAAGATAACCTTGTCCTGTTGTATCAACTCTTTCTAAATTACTTGTAATTGGTGTTAAGGTAGAAGTAACATTTGCATTTAATCTCCATTGGTCTATTTCAGTAATTCCACCACCAGCAAAATTGCTTTTCTGTACTTTTTTTAATGAAGTAGCACTTGTGTCATATACTAAAATTAAATCATCATCTGCTGGAGTTGTATCTTCAGTTTGACCAGTAATAACTGAATTTGCAAGTTTGGCATCTGTAATCGCACCATCTGCAACTGTAGTTACTAATCCTGTTCCATAATGAAAGATAAAGTCATTTGTAGAAGTTGAAGGAATGGCGACACCAAAGTCTATGGTTGAACCTGATACTGAAAAGTTACCAGCTTGTACCACACCATCAATAGAGATTTGTAATGAGTTTGCAGAATTAGGTGTAAAGTTTACGCTGTTCTTTTGTAGCGTATATGATGAAGAACCATCAAAAGTTATAACATCTAACTTTTCTATGTTGCTTAACTTATCCGTTCCTCTGCCAATATATGCCATTATTCTTTATCTCCTAACATAGTGTTCCATACAGATTTAATTTCATCAACTGTTGTCGCTGTATCTACTTGGTCTGGTAAATCTCTTAATGTGTTTTTGTCTGCAACGATTTGAGTTGTACTGTTACCTTGTTCTTGTGCTTTAATAAAATCAACATCAAGTTTTTCTAATGCTGGTTTTCTTGCAACTCTTATCTTTTCTTTCCAAACATCTTTGGCTTTATTAATATCTATTGTTATCATTCGCCAACTCCATCTGTTAATTCTGCATCATCAATAGTCCAAGCATCTCTATATGTTCTATCGTTTGATATTTCTGATGCATTTACTATTTTGTATTTTAATCCAGTAGGTACATCTTTCTTTGCAATTTGTTCTATTGTTAAACCACAATTTGCTGGAATAATTATACTTATTGTTCCATCTGTGTTTTTATATATTATTCTTTTATCCATAATTTTTACCTAAATATTGCCGCATATATAAATTTATAATCTTGATTACTACTATCAACATTTCTAGTTCCAACTCTTATTGACCCAGCCGCAGGAGTAAATGTTTTTTTTGGTGCGGCAAACATAGAATGGTCATTTCCAGGAACACCATCTTGGTCTCCATTACTACAAGTACCAACAACTGCATAATTTGTATCTTCCATAGCTGTTGTAAAATTAATTGTATAATCACCTGACCCATTGTCAGTTATACTTGTAACATTTCCACTATCTCTTATTGAAACTGTATCTCTACCATTAAAATTAACCCATGCTCTACAAGCATAAACAGGTGCAGAACCACTTGCATTAAATAAAGTTAAAGCATCACTATCTGCGTAAGATGATACTGTTGCAAATGTATTATCACCTCTTAAAAATGTAGTAGCGTCTTTTGTACCTGTAGCGGCTAAGTCAGCAATTTGTACTGTACCATCTTCAATGTCTGCACCTGTGAGTGCTTTATCTGCTGGTTTTGAACCTATATAAGCCATGAACAACTCCTGTTGTTTATTTCTTTATACGAACATAGTGAGTGTAAAGCCATGTTATTCTCCTTATGAACTAATTGCATCTACAGTTGATACCCAAACATCTAATGATGAAGCTGTGTCAGATATAACCTTTAAAGCATCTCCAGATTGAACCACAAATTTAGCACCACCATCAAGAACTTGAAGTGATGAACCACTTGGGATTGGAGCATCTTTAACTAGGTAAATATCATTTGCACCATCATTGATATAAACAGATGCGACAACAGCAGAACCTGTAACATTAGCAACTGAAATACCTACAACAGTGTCATAGCTATCAGCAGTAAATAATGTTGCAGCACTTGTGCCTACATCATTGCTTGTATATCTTCTAAAGTTTTGTGCCATATTTATCTCCTATATTATAATGCGATTGCCATAGCAATAGCGAATCCTGGACTTGCTGCGTCTATGTTTGTTAATTGACTACCATCAACAGCAGGTAGTTTTGCTGTTCCATCTAATTGTACTACATTGTTTGCAGAAGTTCCAACATCTTGAGTTGAAGCTGTGCCTAATCCTGTAATCTTAGTATTAGCTATAGAATTAACAGCTAAGTTAATTGTTCCTGAATCTGTAATCGGTGAACCTGTTACTGTAAATTCTGAAGCACCAGCATCTGCTACAGCAACTTGAGTTACTGTTCCACCTGATGATGGGAATACTTGTGTAAAGGTAATATCAGAAGTACCTAATGTTGCAGAGGTATCTGTTGTGCAAAGGAATAAATCATCTGCATGAGTATCACCTTCTTGAACAACTACAATTTGTCCTGCAAGTTCTGCAATAGAATCATAGTCTGTATTTCTTGAAGCCGTACCACTTACGACTACAGTATAAATACCATTGTCAGCTACAGTCGTTTGATTTTTAACTAAAACCTTATCACCTGTTGCTAATGTAATTCCATCTAAGGTATCTCCATTTTGAAGATCAGCAGTTAGATCAATATTACCAGTTGTTGCAACTTTACAAATAATTCTAGTCTTTAATCCTGCAACTAAATTATCTACATAGATTTTTGTAGCAGCATCTGAATCTGCACTTGGACTTCCTAAACCTGTAACACTTCCACCAGTAATAGATACACCTGAAGCATTTTGAGTTGCAATTGTTCCTAAACCTAAATTAGTTCTAGCTGTACTAGCTGAAGTTAAATCTGATAAGTTATTTGCTTTAACAAGTTTAGCATCTAATTGAGTTTGTATTCCTGATGTTACACCATTTAGATAACCAAATTCTACATTTGAAACTGTACCATTATAAATTTTAGTAGCTTCAATAGCTGCACTAGCATTAATATCTGCATTAATAATAGTACCATCTAAAATTTTTGTTGAAGTAATATTTGAATCTGCAATTTTAGCAGTTGTTACTTGGCTATCTCCAATATGAACTGTGTCTATACTGCCATCAACATACTGATCTGAGTCTACAGAATTAGCAGCCATTTTAGCATTAGTGATTTGAGAATCAGCTATATGTATTGTATCTATAGATCCATCTACATATTGATCTGAATCAACTGAGTTTGCTGCCATCTTAGCATTTGTAATTTGTGAGTCTGCAATATGAGCTGTGTCTATTGAACCATCTACATAATGTTCACTATCAATACTATCATCTGCAATCTTTGCATTTGTTACTGCATCTGCACCTAGTTTTGCAGTTGTTACACTTCCATCTGCTAAAGTTGTAGTTCCAACAATTCCAGCAGGGATAGATGAATTAGTTGCATTTAAGATTGATAAATAAACTGTAATAGATTCGTTTTGAATAGCACCACTATCTAAAGTTACATTAACAGTTGTATCTGTTGAGAATGATGAAGAACTAATTGTTCCATAAACTGTTCCAGTTGAAGAACCTGTAATTTTAACTCTACGATTAGCATGATAGATTGAAGTTACATCAACACTAGCTACTGTAAAAGAAGTTGCACTAGCATAAGCAACAGTAAAAGATGCATCACCATCACCATAGATAACCCATTCAGCATCGTTATACCATTCTCTAATGTCAGCTAATAAACCTCTAAATGCATTATTAATATTTGAAGGTAACATACCTTCTGCAATACTAATACCACCTACTGAAG